CTACTCTGTCCGTAACGGTTTTTTAAACATACTAGCTCTATACGGCGTGGCGTTTCGTTCTTTGCCTCTTTTACCTTTTTCCTTTGCTCTATAAGCTTGTTAGACTTTGTAAAAAGCTCGTCGTTTAATACTTCAAGCTGTAGGCCTAAAACTACGTCTGCCGTGTACTCTATGCCCCCGCTTTCTTTAAAGCTCTCAAAGTCTACAGGTGCAAGGTAGTTGCTACGATTAAGGGCACTTATTACAAAGCATACTAATTTATTGTCACTTTGCATTTTCTTAAGGCCTCTTATTATGTCGTCTGTTTTCTGTTTATCCGTCTGGTGGTCGTTCCTTGCTGGTATAATCTGCAAATAATCCACAATAACAACAGGCCTAACGCCCTTAAGCTTTATATATCGCTCTGTTGTCTCTCTTATAAAGTCTATGTCTGTATTAAAATTGCACTCTACTATAGTTACCCTGTCGGCTACCTTTTCGTAGGCCTCATAAGCTTTAGCAAGTCCGCCCTGTTGCCAGTCCTTAATATTGCCACAACGCAGGGCTATAGAGCTTATAGCGTTCTCTATGCCCTCAAGCTGGGCGGTTTTCCTGGCTATGCTCTTTGTAAGTAACTCAAGTCTTGACTGCTCAAGGCTAAAATATAAAATATGCTCTTTGCTGTCTCTCTCTGCGATTTGGTCGGCTACCTGGTGTATAAAGGTTGTTTTACCTAAGCTACTAATAGCACCAAGTACATACAAGCCAGGATATAAGCCCCCGCTTAGTTCGTCAAAGTTTTTAAAGCCTGTTTTACGTTCCTTATAGTTTCTAAAGTCCTGTAGATCTTTTTTTAGGCCGTTTTTAAGGTAGTTTGCAAGATTGCCAGCCTCTAATACGTCTGCCTCTTTTATGTCGCTCTGTGGCGTTTTTTGGGGCTCTGGTGGCATGCTTTGCTGTGGTGCGTAAGTGTTATAGGCAGGCCTTAGCTGTACGCTTGCCTGGGCTTTCTCTATTGTCCTGGCTCTGTAGTCTGCTCTATTTTCCCATTTATCACGCATAAGGGCACTATTTCTAAAAAGTGCGTCGGTTTTCTCTGCGTCCCCGTTAGTCCAGTACCAAAGGTAAGAGACTAAAGCCAGGTCTGCCCTGCTGTGGTCGTTGTCATAGTGGCTCATATCTCCGTTATAAAGGTCTTTTGCCTCTGGGTTATACTTAAACATACGGCTTAATATTTCGCTGTCACTTGGCAAATAATTAGCCTGTGGCCGTGTAGTCTGCTGGGGCTTTTCCTGGTCTGCTAAATACTTGCTATAAACTGTATTAAGCTCTGCCTGGCGTTTCTCTATATTCTTAGGCTGTCCGAATATTTCACCGCTAAAACGAAAATAACGCCCGCTCTCGTACATCTCAATTATAACGCCGTGGTCTTTGTGTTTGCGGTTATTTTTCCCTGGCATAGTGCCATAGCAAAGTATATGCAGGCCTGTTTTACTTGGGCTGTACTCTGTGTAGCTGTTCATAGTAGCCACAATGTCTATAGCCTCTTCCTTTAGGTTGCCGTTTTCTATAACATGGTCTAAGTCAATGCCTACAATGCCATTAGCAAACTCAAAGCCTAAGCCCTCATAGTCTCCACGCATTACGGACTGTAAAGCTGTCTCGTAGTCGCTCCAGGTGCTGGGGTCGTCTGCCTTAGCTCCGTAGCCTGTTCTGGGGTTCCAGGGCATTTTTTTATTATCGTTGCCACGCTTGCCCCAGGTTACCCACTGGCGTAGCTGTTTTAGCTCTTGTGGTATATAATCATACATTTTTAAGCCTCCCTGTAAGCTGTTATAAAGTCCTCTTTAATTGCCTCCAGGTCGTCGTATAGGCTCGTAAATTTAATAGACTTTACTATAGCTGTGTCATCTGCATTTTGTCGAATATAGGCAAAGTAGTTTTCTGGTTCATACTCGTATATAGTCGCCCATATTCCTAAAGGCTCTATATAACACAGTGGCATTATTAATATAGGTGTGTCATACTTCATTTTTTTATATCCTCCTTGTTTATTTTTATCACAGGCAGGGCGGGCTAAAGTTTAGCCCTGCCGTTGGTATTTAAAATACTAAAGTATTTAAATATTAGGCTCTTGAAAAATGCCAAAAAACCGCATAAATAAAGGGTTTTTGCGTTAGCCCCTGGACTACTTCTGTGTAATTTTGGACTACTTCTGTGTAATTTGGGGACGTGTTCTGTGTAATTTTGGGACTACTTCTGTGTAATTTTAGCTTTTTTCTCTGCCTTAGCTTTCCCGTCATGTTGGAACTTAAAAACGGTAGTTTCTAAGGTTTTCATAGTTGGAATATTAGCGGGGTCTTTTGGGTCTGGTAGCTGTATGTTGTAATAGCTTTGCCCTAAGGTCGTTTTAGTCCTCAATAGCTCCCAGGTTTTCTTAAATGTAGTGCTTAGCAGTCTGTTAGGCTTTGCGTTAGTCTGTAAGCGTTCCTGTAGCTGTACGTTACGCTCTACTATTGTGCTGGCCTTTATCCTTGGTATATTGTTGCCCGCTTGCTCTATCAGTGCCACAATTATAAAAACGTTCTCTACTGCTACCTTGTTACGCTCTTTAGCTATGTCTGCGTTCACTAAATAAGAGTTTATAGGCATGGCAAAGGCTGGGCTACCGTTCCGTTGGGCTTGCCGTCCTTATCCTTTTTAACGGCCAGGTTGTAAAGAGTCATTATAAGGTTGTTAAAGTAAGGGCTACTTATGCTTATTGTGTTTTTATCCTCGTTATAGCCCTCAAAGTTTAACACTGGGTAAATACTCTGTACTGGCTTGCCGTTCCTTGTGCCGTGCTGTATGCCTACTATGTTATGAAAAGCTTGTGTTTTAATGATAATGTTATTTATATCCTCTTTGTTAAGCCCTTTTGGGCGTATGCCTAAGTATTTAGCAAGCTCTGGCACGTATAGAGTAATTACAGGCTTTAACTGCTGGTAGTTGGTCTTTTGAAAAGCATTAAATATAATGCTGTAAAAAGTCCTCAATAAAGGTAGGTTTATAGTGTCTATGCCCTCTTTGGTTTTCATGTTCTGTAGCTCTACCTCGCTAATCTGTTTTATACGGTTGTTTGCAAAAAACATTTTGCCGTCGTCAAAGCTTAGGCCGTCTGTACTCGTTAAAGGCTGTATATAGGCGTCGCCCTCGTTGTGTAAGCCTATGCTGTACTGATACTTAGCCATGGTAGGAAACGCTAGGCTTGTAGGTATCTCGTCCAGGTAGCCAGCTTTTGCTTTTGTCCTGTATTTTTCCTCAATGCCGTAAAATTCCGTAGCCTTAGCTAAATAACCCTCGTACCTGGTAATAAAATCGGCTAACGTATTCCCCTCTGTGTTTTCATCGTGGACGTACATTTGTACAATTCTTGCCGAAACTATTAATTTTTTGTCTTTAGGTATTCTGGTGTCGTTCATTACTTCATTGCTTACAAAATTAAGCACATTGTAGCTTTCCTGGGTCTCGTCTATAAATTCCAAGTCTTTTATAATCTGCCTTGCATGCTCTTTTAGCTTGTCGTCGGTCATTACGTCACCCCCTTACTGTTTAACGGGTTGCTGTATGGTATCTAAATATTCCTTTATAGACTGCTCTGTAATGTAGTAGCTTTTACCGAATTTAGCACCCTTAAGCTTGCCCGCTTTGATGTATTTTCGTACGGTTGCAGTAGATAAGTTAAAAGCCTGGGCTATTTCCTTAACGTCGTATGCTGTAGTATCGCCTAGTTTAATCATTGTGTTATAGCCTCCCTATTTCTTACGCTGTGCAATTTCTTTGCCGTCTAAATACTGCTCTAGGCACTCGTTTATAGTGTCTTTTAAGCTCATACCCTCATAAAATGCGTAGCCTTTAAGCTTTTCCAAAAGCTCTTTTTTAACAATAAACGTAGCCCTTGTAAGCTCGTCTGGTAGTCCTGCCTCGCTTGACTTCGCTTTATGGGTTGTGTGCTTTGCTGGGCGTCCTATTTTAGCCCCGCTAGCCGTATGCCCTGGCTTTATGTTGTCTTGCACCCCGTTTATAAGCTCGTCCAGTGCTCCAGCCGTGTAGTTTCTTTTATTAGCCATTAGTTTTTGCCTCCTGTTCTCTCTATAATCTCGTCCACAATACCGTTATAGTCCTTTGCCCCGTTGCTTTTAGGGCTGTAGCTGTAAATATCTACCCCGTTTATAGGTGCCTCGGCTAAGGCTACGTTATTGCGTACTTTAGTAGCAAAGACTTTGCCGTTAAAAAGTTTGTCTAACTTTGTCAAAATGTCCTTGCTAAGGTTTTTGCGTCCGTCGTATAAGGTCACTATTACGCCTGTTACCTCTATGCCAGGGTTAAGGCGTTTTTTAATGGTGTTTATAGTGTTAAGTAGGGCTGTTAAGCCCGCCAGGGCTAAATATTCTGCCTGTGTTGGTATAAAAACCTCGTCGCATGCCGTAAGGCCGTTAAGGGTTAAAACTCCTAAGCTTGGGCTATTGTCTATTAAAATATAGTCGTAGCTCTCTTTTATTTCTTCTAAGGCCTCTTTCAGTAAAAACTCCCTGCCTGGCTGATCTGCTATGTTTTGCTCTGCTACTGTTAGCCTCAAGTCGGCGGGTAGAACGTCGTAGCCTTTGCTTATAATTGCCTCCTGGGGCTTGCAGGCTCCCGTTATTACCTCGCTTACTGTGTTGTCTATTTCGTTGGCTTTAATGCCCAGGCTTATAGTTAAGCTTGCCTGTGGGTCTAAGTCCACTAAAAGCACCTTGTAGCCTTTGTTATGCAGGCCTGCACCTATGTTTATAGTGCTGGTGGTTTTTCCTACGCCTCCCTTTTGGTTTACTATGGCTATTGTTTTCATTTTTCGCCCTCCTCTAAGTCTTTTATAAAGTCGGTAGGGTTACGCTGTTCACCGTTCACAAGTACGCTAACGGCTATTTCTGCTGTTTTTAGGTCTTTGGAGGCAAATGGTACGCCGTCCATAGCAAAAAGGTATTTATAAGCCCTGTCGTGTTCTTTTGGGAATACGTAGGCGTCGCCCTCAATTTTCATAGCAGGCATTACTATAGCCCCCTCAATACGTAAAGCTTTTAATTGCATGTTTTAATCTCCTTTTAGTATTCATTATTGTAATTTTCCGCTTGTTCTGCGGTTAAAGTATCGAACTTGTATTTTACATGGCTGGTTATTCTGTCTTTCATGTCGTCGCTAAGCTCTTCAAAGTCATTTAAAGCATTTTTCACGTAGCCCATGCAAATATTGTTAAATGCAGTACTATTAAACAAGTTATAAATATCTTCTTTCGTGCATGTCGCTAGAAAGTCCAGTGTTTTAATATTGCTGTCAACGTTTATTTTTGGGTCTTTTTTCTTAAATTCTCTGTAAGCGTCTGCCGTCATTTTGTAGCCATTCATAGTTTACAATCTCCTCTCATTTGTTTTCGTTTCATGTTTACATGTAACTAATTTGTATTATAGTGATGTTGTTTTTAATTGTCAATAGTTTAAAATCAAAAATAAGGTGGCTATGTAAATATATAAACGAATAAACACAAAAAGAGCTTGCCTTAAAAGCAAGCCCCGTAAATGTCCCTTAAATCAATTTTTTTAAGGGTGTTAAGGTATTTTATTGTCTGTGGTTAAAAGTCTCTCTAAACGGCTAAAAACGGTCTTAAACAAAGCTTTTATAGTTTCTTATGGTCTACACTGGTTAAAAATTCCGCTGTAGTATAATCTGTAAGCGTTGGCAGTTTAGTAGGGTCGTAAGGTACTATAGTGCCTAATTTATCCGTCGTAAGCTTGCAATATAAAGCAAGGTCTCGCTTGTAACCCTCGTAAGGGTCTACCCTGGTTACCTGGTATAAAAGGCCGTCGTAGTATACTCTGTAGTCGCTGGCGTAGCTTGCTAATATAGCGTCTGTCCAGTTAATCCTAAATAAACATTCTTCTTTTGTGGTTGTCGTATTGTTTGCATAAAGCAGGCTTGCCGAAAGCTGTTTAAAATAAGCCCATACGCTAGCCTGTGGGTGTATTGGCATATAGCCCTCTGTTTGAAAACCGTCCTCGTCCTCAAACGTTCCGCTTTTATAAATAACTATTTTTTTGTCTTTTAGTTTCTGCATGCTTTTTACCTCCTATAAAGCGTTTATAAACTCTGTGTAATGCTCGTATAGGCCTACGTAAGCGTCTAATAGGCTTGCCGTGCCGTCTATACGCTGTTTAGGGCTCTGGTTTTTAATTGGTACTATGTTGCCGTTGCGATCTGTCTGCACTCCTGTATTAGTTAAGCACCACTTAAGCATAGGGCTATTATTGTAGACGACTTTTTTAGCCTGCAAGTCTGCCCCTAAGTTCTGCATAGGCAAGCTAAGAGTTTTTGCTCCCTGGATACATCTAACCATGTTAAAGCCGTAGTTTTCCATTTCATCAACCCAGTAACGGGCGCTGTAGCTATCATAGTAAACCCAGGCGGGCGTTATGCCGTGCTCCTGTACCATTTCTAAAAACCAAGCCGTAACGTCGCTATATTTTATGGTATTGCCCTCACACAGTCTAAGTAGCCCTTGCTCTAGCCATTTGTCATAAGGTATTTTTTCCTGGTGTACTCGCTTATAAAAGTTATCTCTAGGTAACCAGTACATTTGAGTAACGCAACGCTTACCCGTGGCCTTGTCAATCATAAGCAAAGTAGCACAAGTAAGGTCTGTAGTTATACTTAGGTCTGCCCCGCCTATTGCGTAAGCCCCTCTAAAGTCCTCCAGGTTAAAAGTTTCCTCGTTGTTTATGTCGTCAAAACTTAGCCAGGCGTTGCTTAATGTCTCCCTCACGTTAAAATCTTTACAAAGTACTCCCGTAAGGTCTTTAGGGCTCTGTTTTGCCCTCTCTACCTTGTCTATAAGGTCTGTAACCTTTTTAATTTTGCCTAAGCCAGGGTTAGCCTTTAGCCATGCTTTAGGGTCTTGCCACTCTTCCTTACTGTCCAGCTCATATATAACAGGTAAAAAAGTGTCGTCTGTTATAACGCCGTCTACTACCTTTGTGGCATAGTCGTAAATATCGTCAAAAATACACTCTCTAACCGTTCCCGCTGTCGTTATCATAATAAGCAGTGGCTGGCGTCTTGCGCTCTGTGATTGTTTCATAACCTCGTATAAGTTACGGTCTTTTACGCTGTGTAACTCGTCCATAATAACACAATGGCTATTTAGGCCGTCTAAGGTGTCGCTATTCTTACCCAGTGGCATAAACTTAGACATAGCAAGGCTAAAATAAAGGTCACTCTTACGCTTTTTTATGAATTTCTTAAGCTCTGGGCTTTGCTGTACCATGTGACAAGTTTCGTCAAATACTATTTTAGCCTGGTCTTTTTTTGTCGCCGTGCTGTATACCTCTGCCCCTGGCTCTTTGTCTCCCAGTAGCATATACAGGGCTAAGCCCGCTAACATGGTACTTTTGCCGTTTTTACGGGCTACCATGAAAAAGCTTTCTTTATATCTCCTGTAGCCTGTTTCT